CTTTATTTTTAATTTTTTTCTGAGCAACAAGAACCTGTAATTGCAAAAGTTCTCTTCTAATATCGGCAGGTAGTTTACTTATATCTATATCATTTAAATTCATTGTAATTTAATTTAGCAGCTTTATGGGCATTATCAACCCACCACATTGGTTTGAGGTTTTCCTTACCAAAACATTTTTTCTGTATCTCTAAATCATTTAATAAATCAAAATTATTCTTATAATAAGCTATTGGTGTATCGTGGTCCACGACCCAAAATCCTTTACCAGAACCATAGTTGTTCCAGTTCATACCTTCTTGCCATTGAGCTTCAATATGATCTCGTAATTCTTGACCACTTTTAATACCTAACTTTTCAAAGATACTTAATTTTTTTCCGTTCCAATTTTTTCCTTCTTTGTAAATACCTTTTAAAACTCTACGAGTTCTAACTCTCATTCGTTTTAATAATTTAAATGCAGGATCTGTTTTCTTTTTATTATCTTCCCATGCTCTACGTTTCTCTGCTATTATACGTTTTCTTGTTTCTGCATCAGGTCGATGTTCCGTGCCCCATGTTGCCAGGTTTCGGGCTTTTCTTTTTCTTTCTATTTCTTGTTTAAATAATATTCGGCACTCATTTCCACAAAAATTTTTAACATAACTTTTAGGATTATATTCTGATGTAATTGGAACAATAACTTCCCAATTAAACTGTTTTTCACATTGCTTACAATTAGCTAAATGAATTTTTTTCTCTACACGCGGTTTCTTATTCTTAAAATCTTTTATTTTTTTCTTACTAAATTTAATTATTTTTACATAGAAAATTTTACAAATATTTTTTATTTTAGGATAATACTGCCATCTAATTTTATATAAATTATACGGAGTATATATATTTTTATAAAACCAAATAGGAAATAAACGTTTAGAATATTTTTGATATTTTGTATTACAAGAATCACTACAGTAAATATTTTGAGAATTTCCTTCTAAAGGAATTTTACACCAACGACATCTAAAAAATAAATAATTATAAAAATTAATAAATGGAAAAGTAATATAAAATTTAAAATATTTTAATTTTCTTTTTATATAAGTTTTTACTTTAATATATTTCTTTATACTTTTTTGATGAATAAATATTTTTTTAATTCCATATTTTCTATAAACAATATAGGTACCTCTTCCTATTAATTTTGAAAGTAAGGGACGAGGTGGTGTTTTATATCTATAGTTTTGATAACAATTACGATTACAAAAATTAGCATCTTTTGCTAAATGAATAATAGATTGCTGACAAAACAAACATTTTTTTCTTTCTCTTCCAAAAAGGAAACGCCTCCAAGTTTTAAGTCTATATGTATAACTACCATCAGGTTTAATTGTTTTATAAAAAAATAATTCTTTAGTTTTTTGATATATAAAAGGCTTATGACCATAGTTAGAAATAAAAATCTTTTTAAATTTTTTAAAAAATTTTCCAATTGGAAATCTTCTGCAATGAAATTTAAAAGGATTCCAGTGTTTACGCACTTTATAACCAGCAACCAAACTATATAATTTTTTATCCAAATAAAAATTATACAACCATTTCGGTACCTTTAATGTTTTAAGTCTCATTTCTCTATCTTGACACACACTACTACAATATTTAACAGAGGATTGTTTAAAACCTCTGGCATTCATTCCTGGTAAAATAAAAAATTTATTACAATAGCTACACTTTAAATTTAAATCTGGTAATAACCTGTTTCTTTCTAGTCTTCTGTCTTTAGCTTTTTGTTTAATTTTTTCAGAATTTTTTATATAATATTTTTCTTTCATAGGTTAACATAGGATAAAAAGTATTTATTGTCAATTAAACGTGTCTAATAAGCAATACAACCTGAAGTAGTGGGACCCCTTTTATATAAAAGGTGTATCGTTTTATATGATCCTAGATTATTTGGCCTTGGTCCTGGTACCTCTATTGGATATGTATTGTGTGTGTAGGCGCGTTAGCGCCTACACAGAGAGAGTTAGTTAATCTAACAATGTCATATATGCAGCTGCATTCATTCTACTAAACTTAGATATACCTTTTTGCATTGCATCATACTGCTCAGTTTCTTCTGCGTGTTTAATTAAATGGTAAAGAGCAAACTCTTCCTCACTTAACATCGCAGACTGACCTGAGTATGGGTTTGTTGCTTTCATATTTCTAGTAGTCATATCTGGGATCATATAGGATAAGTCAAGCATTGTCAATAGCCTGTATTACTTTTTGTTTATATGGACTGCCTTGCCAATCGGTCCTAGTTTCTACCTCTACTTCTATCGGTGTTTCAAGGCACTCGGTCCTTGGGTGTAGTGCAATAAACTCGTCCCAATGTTCGTGCATAAAATCGTTCCAACAACCTTGACTACAAAAATGGGACCAAACATTATTCTCGTTCCATTTATTGATTGCAATCTTTCTGGTCCTCAAAACCTTTGAACCTTTGACACCTCTTATTCTGTCCTGTGTTTTCTGTGTATGGCACTTTGGACTATGACACCAATTATAATCAGTCATATTTTGGCAACCCCTCGTGCATACACATAACACCACCAAACAAAAGTAATACTCCTAAAACTTGGTGGTCTGAATGTACTGCAGTTATTATTCCTAACATTGCTAATATTAAACCTGTTAAGGTCATCATCATTCTCAATTTCATTAATGCCTCACTTTCCAAGATGTAGTCGCAGTTCTATAATTGTGTGCGTCTAAATCATAATAAACATAATAAGGCACACCTTTTTTAGATGTTCCATATCTGCTTTTTTCATCGTGCTTACCAAGTCTAGTAATATGTTTCTTATGCTTACTAGCCCAATAAGTTATGTAAAATGTTTTAGTCATATGTATTTCTCTCTTTCTGTTATGGGACTATCTTATAGGATAGTCCCATAATTGTCAATAGTTAATTTACACTTTGTTGTTCTCGCAATAGTTGTTTGGCTATTGCTATTTTTTCCTCTCTAGTTTGTTCAACCTCATCAGTTAATAAATCAGCTAGATTAGTTGGACTATAAATAGATAATGCCATTGAACTACTTTCATTCAATACACTTTCATTTAGCACAACACCTAATTTATCAGCTAACTCTTTTGCTTGGTCAAAGTATCTGTAAGACTTTAATCCCATTCGTAGTTTTTCCATTTTTCTTTCAACATTGGCAAATAGATTTTTGTGAGCAAGAATTACATTTTCCTGTGCTACCTTAAATTTATTAAACCACTCGTAGTCTTTAGTTTGGAATTGTCTACTATGACAATATGATGTTCCAATAACCCAAAGTTTAAAGTCATTTTCCCATTCATCTTTGTGATATAATTTATTACCACTCTCATCATTACGACCACCAAAACCTAAATGATTTCTAACATTAGTTTCAGCTTTGTAATAAGTCGGACTTTTATCTTTGCCACTATGGTCAACCCTAACATCATAATCTGCGTCAAGTCCTTTTGCATTTAACTCATCACGATAGTAAGAAGTTAGAAAATCACAATCAGCTTGAAACTGAATTTGCACTTCATCATAGACTTCTTTTGGATTACCATTGTAATCTTTGTCCATACGAGGTGTAGAGTTTTGAATGTAGAAACAATTATCGTGATGTAATTCGCCACCATTAGAACTATACTTTTGTATCATTCTTTTGATTGTATCTACATCTTCCTGTGGTTGATGAAACCTAACAAGGTCATTCATTTTAACTTTTGCCTGTTCTCTCATTAGATTGTAGTTTGTTATTGCGTCTTGATGTTGTTTCTTGTATTTTGAATTATCTTCAAAATGACTTTGAAATACATCTGCAATAACTTTTCTCTTATCTGCATTAAGAGTTTGTCTTTTTTCTTTAGTCATGTTTTCCTTTCTTGGTTAATCGGCTCGGTGGGTTTCTTATTATCGCCCACCGACACCTTTGCAAATTGTAAAATTGAATAAGTTTTTTTTATTTGCATAATTTGAAATATACACTTGACAATAGGATAGTCAAGCATTATATTTGATTTATGAATAGACATAAAAAAATAGAGGTTGAAACACTATCTGATACTTTTAAAATGTCAGATAAAAGCACTCTAATAATGATTAGAGATTTATTTGAGATGATAAAAGATAATAATGAGCTTATTCAACTGATGGATAAAAGAATTAAGTTATTAGAATTAAAATTAAAAAATTAATTCTAACTGATCATGCCGGGATACACAGACAACCGGCCTGATCCCTGGTCTTATCAAGTGGATACACTTGTGCTGTCAATGGACCTTACAGCCGGTAAGACCTGGGATCAGTTATGTGATACCAAATCGGATGTTTAACTGACGTGGGTATTAATTGGTCCAAAGTTTTTGATGCTGGGTTTGTTTACTCAACCCCTCCTCATCAAATGACAGGCTCTTTTGGGCTGGAGGTAAGAAGACCAGCCCGGAAGTGAGCGGCAAGCTCCAAGCAGCAAGCCCCAAGCTTCAAGCTTGACAGCTGGTGAAGGATAGTGTAGGATTAATTTAGAAAGGAGAAATTATGGACAATGAACAATTAAAAAGAATAGCAGACGCTTTAGAAAAAACTACCAACTATAGAACGGGAGAAGTAACAGAGCTTCGTGGTATAAGGAACTCTCTGGAAGAAATTCTTCGATTAGTGAAGAAGGATCTAGAAGCAGCTGATGCATACAGAAGACAACAAAATGACTAGAAGGATTGAGAGCCCAGTGGTTTTAATTAACCACTGGCGCTGGCTCGTGGCCAATGGATATAAAAAAGAAGCTGCAAGCTGCAAGCTTCAGGCGGCAAGCTTGACAAGATTAAGATATAATGATATTGTATCCTACAATATAAAGGAGAAAGTATGCAAACAAAAGAAGCGTTAAAAATTATAGGTGGCAGCCTGAGCAAACCGTCAAAGATGCCGGGCTGGTCAATAGGTCTACCTGCCAAAGAATGCAAGACCGGCGGCAAGCTTCAGAAGGTCCCGGGCAGCGTATGCTTTGATTGTTACGCGCTCAAAGGTTGTTACGTGTTCAAGGTGGTCCAGGATGCACAGTATCGAAGGCTGGAAGCGTTGAAGAGCTCGGACTGGGTCCAGGCAATGGCTCACCTGATCAACAGCAAGAAGCCCGACGTGTTTAGATGGCACGACAGCGGCGATGTACAAGATCTAGATCATCTACAAAAAATTTATAAGGTATGCCAGCTCACACCTGGCAAGCGTCACTGGATGCCTACACGTGAAGCGTGGATAAAGGACCATCTCGACAGCAAGCCTAACAATTTAGTCATAAGGTTCAGCGCGCCCATGGTAGACCAGCGGGCGCCTGCTTCCTGGCCCAACTCTTCGGAGGTTGTTAACAGCAACGCCAGCTGCCCGGCCCCTAAACAAAACAATGAGTGCAGAGACTGCAGACAATGCTGGGACGCTACAATTAAAACGGTTTCATATGGAAAACACTAAAACAAAAAAAGAAATAATTGAAGAGCTGGAGGGTATATTAAAATCTAACAAAGATAATATATACTGTGATGAATACCAGCTGGCAGATATGATTAGAGAAGCATTAAAATTGTACGATGTTTAGACACCCAAAATATTATAAAGAATTCCCGCGTGGAATAAATTCGGATCAGGTCATTAGCGGAGCCAACTCGACGGAGGAAAAAACTTCGCGTGCACCTGGTCCGGGCCTCAAGCATCAAGCTTCAAGCTTCAAGCTCCAGGCGTCAAGCTTTCGAACCAACCTGTTCAAGCATCAAGCGACAAGCGTCAAGCCCCAGGCAGCAAGCTTCAAGCGTCAAGCCACAAGCTGCAAGCTCCCTGATCCTCGATCCATGGAACATGGATATTGGAGAAGTATTAGGGGGTAAAGGACCAAGGGTCTTTACCAT